ACCGCATGAAGTAGAACTTTTAATTAAGCAGTTGCAGCAATGGTGTAAGTTAAACGAGTTTGATACTAGAATGTTCAAGATTTTCCGTAATGTAATCAAGTACGGAGATCAAGTATTCGTCCGAGACCCGGAAAACTTTAAGTTGTATTGGGTCGATATGGTTAAAGTAATCAAGGTAATCGTTAATGAAAGTGAAGGTAAAAAGCCTGAGCAGTACGTTATTAAAGATATTAATGTTAATCTACAGAATCTATCTGTGGCTCAAAAGACAAATACTGATTTTGCCGCAAATCCTGCTACAGGGTTAGGTGGAACAGGTGGAGGTACAAACACTCCCTATACAGTTCCTGCTATGCCATATAATACATCTGGCTCTCGCTTTACATTGGGTCAAAGTGAAAGTGCAGTCGATGCAAAACATATTGTACACTTGAGTCTTACTGAAGGACTTGATCGTTTTTGGCCGTTTGGACAAAGCATCTTAGAGAACATCTTTAAAGTTTACAAACAAAAAGAATTGCTTGAAGATGCTGTTCTAATCTATCGTGTACAACGTGCTCCAGAACGCAGATTATTCAAGATTGACGTAGGAAACATGCCAAGCCATATGGCTATGGCTTTCGTTGATCGTGTTAAAAATGAAATTCACCAGCGCAGAATTCCTAGCGTATATGGTGGTCAATCAGTTGTAGATGCATCGTATAATCCATTGTCAATGAACGAAGATTACTTCTTCCCAGTCACTGCTGAAGGTCGTGGATCAAGCGTTGAAGTTCTTCCCGGTGGACAGAATTTAGGCGAAATCGATGACTTGAAATACTTCAACAATCGTTTAGCACGTGGTTTGCGTGTACCAAGTTCATATCTACCAACAGGTCCCGATGACAATACTACTCCATTAAGCGATGGTCGTGTTGGTACTGCTATGATTCAAGAGTTTCGTTTCAATCAGTATTGTGAAAGATTACAGAATTATATCTCATTGAAACTTGACGAAGAATTCAAATTATTCTTGCGTTGGAGAGGTTTCAACATTGATACAGGGCTATTCAGTATCACGTTCAATCCTCCGCAAAACTTTGCAGCATATCGTCAAAGCGAACTAGATACAGCACGTGTGTCAACTTTCGCAAGTATGGAAGCATTCCCTTATATTTCAAAGCGTTTTGCTCTAGAGCGTTTCTTGGGCTTGACTGAAGAAGAAATCACTAAAAACGAAAAACTTTGGGAAGAAGAAAACAGAAAAGAAGTATCGCAAGATGCTAAAGGGTCTGATCTGCGTAATATCGGCGTTTCAACTGGTGACTTTGAATCTGATCAAAACACTGCTGATGAAGTTGAAGCAGGTGAAGAAGCCGGCGAAACAGGCCCTGAAGTTGCCGGCCCAGTTGGTGCAGAAGCACCGGCGGCTGCTCCCGCATCAGCAGGAGGCCCTGCTGCTCCTACTGGCGGTCCTCTCGCTTAATACATGATAGACTTTTTGAAGTATTTGCTCATAGATATTTCACAGAAACTTTCCGGGCCGGTTTGGGTATTAGGTCACTTTCATTTTAGTATGAATTGGAAAGATCATGAAGCAGTGCATATGCTTATTGGGTCTGCGTTGATGACAAGTTTAGTAATTTTAGGTATTTGGCTAGACTACAAACAGCAAAAAGAGAATAAAGATAAATAAAAGTATGAAACTATTTGAGATGTTTGATCCGCCAATCAATGGTATGCAGGATGTCAATGCTGACAACAGCAAGCCTGTGTGGAGAACCTCTAGAAAAACTAAGTTAACTCTCAAACAAATTCGTAAATTGAGACGTATGTTAGACGTTAGAAATTACGAAAAAAAGATTTATCTAAACAAAGTCAGACAGCAGTACGGCGCCAAACCAGCCGAAGAATCCGGCGCTCCGTCGGTCTAAAACGTATATTCCTGCCAAAAACGCAAAAAAATAGCACTTATTGAGTGCTTTTTCCATATCGGCACTAAATAATCATACAAAGCCATTTCTAATCAGGAGACAAAATAATGGACAACAAGAAATACGAACAGTTGATCAACCTCATTATTAATGAGGACGAAGATAGAGCCCGTGAACTATTCCACGAAATCGTAGTCGAGAAGTCACGTGAAATTTACGAATCAATCATGGAAGAAGAAATGGTTGAAGAAGGCGACTTAGGCGACGCAGAGATGGAAGGCGACATGGGCGGACAAGTAGGTGACCTACTTGACGAAATCAACGCTGAAGAATCTGGAGTTACTGAGGAAGAGGAAGAAGAAGTTTTTGACCTCGAAGCAGATGACGAAGAAGAAGATTTCGGCGGTGATGAAGGCGAAGCATCTGAAGAAGTAGAAGATGCAGTTATCAGAATTGAAGATAAACTTGACCAGTTGATGGCCGAGTTTGAAGAAATCATGGGCAAGGACGACATGGGCGGCGACGAAGAAGAAGTTGACGTTGATGTTGAAGCCGGCGAAGAAGAAGTCATGGAAGCAGTACAGTTACAGAAAGTATCTGTAACTCACGGTGACAATGGCGTGCAGACAAAAAGCACAGTAGCCGCAAATTCTGGCAAAGCAGGAATGGACAGCAAGCCAGTACACTTTGGTAGCAGCGATGAAAAAGGTCGCCCAGCACCATCAGTGAAAGATGTCGAAGGCGCTTCTAAGTTTAAGAATGCTCCAGGACATAAGACACAAGACTTGTCAAGCGCACCAAAACCAGTAACTAAGGATGGTTCGCAGAACGACAAGAGTCCAGTAGCGAAGTAAGGAACTGAGACCAAATGGCTTTGTATCTCAGAGAAAACTTAACGTTCGACCGCGCAGGAATGGTGGTCGAGTCCGTCAAGGAAGAGGGCACTGATCTTAAGACCCTCTACATGAAGGGCATTTTCATTCAGGGCGGGGTAAAAAACGCAAACGAACGTGTTTACCCCGTTTCTGAAATTGAAAACGCTGTAGATACACTTAATAAGCAAATCAGTGAAGGTTACTCCGTTCTAGGTGAAGTAGATCACCCAGATGACTTAAAGATCAATTTAGACCGTGTATCACACATGATAACAAGCATGTGGATGGACGGCGCCAATGGATTTGGCAAACTAAAAATTCTTCCTACTCCAATGGGACAGTTAGTCCGTACAATGTTAGAGTCGGGGGTAAAACTAGGCGTATCCAGTCGTGGATCAGGTAATGTAAACGATATGGATGGTCGTGTCAGTGATTTTGAAATTATCACTGTGGATATTGTCGCACAACCAAGCGCACCCAATGCATACCCAAAAGCAATCTATGAAGGCATGATGAATATGCGTCATGGACATAAACTAATGGAAATTGCAAAGGAAGCAAGGGGCGACAGAAAAGTAGAGAGATATCTTGCTGAGGAAGTAAAGCGCCTCATCCAGGATCTCAAATTATAAAGGGGATATAAGCATGTTTGATGCTATCAGACCATTACTTGAAAGCGGGTTGATCAAAGACGATGTTGCTCAAGAACTCAATGAGGCTTGGGAAACAAAGTTAAGCGAAGCACGCCAGCAAGTACGTGCAGAACTACATGAAGAGTTTGCACAACGTTATGAACATGACAGAAGCGTTATGGTAGAAGCACTCGACAAGATGATCTCTGAAAGTCTCAAGTCTGAAATTGAAGAATTTCAGTCAGAAAGACAAGCAATTAACGAAGATCGTGTGAAAGCACAACTCAAGTTGAAGGAAAGCGCAGCAAAGTTTAATGACTTTATGGTAACTAAGTTAGCAGAAGAGATTCGTGAACTACGTGCTGATCGTAAACTTCAGATGGAAAATCAAAACAAACTTGAGAAATTTATTACTCATGCACTAGCCCGTGAAATTAAAGAATTTGCACAGGATAGACAAGCAGTAGTAGAAGCAAAAGTTAAGTTGGTTGCTGAAGGCCGTAAACAATTGGAAACACTCAAGCAGAAGTTTGTTGCTGAAAGTGCTAAGAGAGTTAGCGGCGCCGTTTCAGAACATCTTAAGGGTGAACTATCACAACTTAAGGAAGACATTAAACAGGCTAGAGAAAATAACTTTGGACGTAAGTTGTTCGAAGCATTTGCTAGCGAATTCTCAGTTACTCACCTCAATGAGAAGGCTGAAACTCGCAAGTTGATGCAAGCACTTGCTGAAAAAGATCAGAAACTAGCCGAATCAGCCGCTAGAATTGCTCAAACGCAAAGACTAGTGGAAACAAAGGAACGTGAGGTTAGAATCATTAAAGAGTCAACTCAGCGTGAACAGGTATTAGGAGATCTCCTAGCACCTCTAAACGAAGAGAAGGCTGCTGTGATGAAGACCTTGCTTGAAAGCGTCCAGACACCAAAATTGAAGGCCGCTTTCGATAAGTATCTACCAGCAGTTCTTAACACTGGAGTCGAACCAGCAGCAAAGCCTGAAAAGGCTGCGTTGACCGAATCAAGGGTTGTTACAGAAGTAACTGGTGATAAAACTGCCAAGCAAACCAAAGAAGTTGATACAGATAGCAAGGATAATGTTATCGAAATCAAACGTCTGGCAGGGCTTTAATTTAGACATAGTTTAGGAGAAAATAGAAATGTCAAAAGTACTCTTAGAAAGCCGTTGGGACGAGACCAAAGATGCCCTGTTAGAAGGCTTGAAAGGCACTCGCCGCTCAACAATGGGTGTTATCCTTGA